ATATCCTTATTTATGTTAGTATTATAGTTTCTATATGCTGCAATATCAACCTCAGTCCAAATTACGTCTACTCCAGTATTAACTTCAGCCCAGGCTATTACTTTAGCGCTACTAATACTTGGTGTTAAAGAAGACCCAGTAACATTTGCATTAGCATTTGCAGATATTATAACACTTCCTATAGAAGAAGTTAAGCTAGACCCTGTTACTTCTGCTACCGTTACTGCATCTACATCTCCTATATCAGAAGTTAATGCAGTTCCTGATACGGTTACATTAGCATCCGCTTCTGTACCTTCATTACCTATAGCAATAGTTACGCTTGACCCTGTTACTTCTGCTACCATTACTGCATCTACATCTCCAATTGCTGGAGTTAAAGCCGTTCCAGTTACTTCTACAATTTTATTTAAATCAATTGTAACTGAATTTATTTCAGCATTTAATTCAGATCCTGTAGTAATAGGGCCTACTGCAATTTCTTCTGTAACATTACCAAGGCTTAAAGTTATGTCATGTTCAGCAACATTAACTGAAATATTACCATCTGCAGCGATATCTACTGAATTGACTGCTGCGGTTAATGCGGTTCCTGTTACTGCAACAGTTGCAGTTCCTTGTGTATCTTCGTTTCCAATTGTAGAAGTTAATTGATTACCTGTTACTGTAATATTTGCATCTGCATTAGTAACTATATTTCCAATTGCAGAAGTTAATGTAAATCCAGTTACGTTAACGTTAACACTAATATCAATACTGACAGCATTGATTTGAGTAGTTAAATTATTAAGATTGTTTCCTTCACCCCAAGCAAATTCTCCCCATGCTCGTTCTCCCCAAGCATTAGAAATATATACTGTAAGGCCATTGTCTCCCCAGGCTTGTTCGCCCCAATCGTTAGAACCCCAAGGAGACGCTGCCATGCGTTGCTCCTTAACTAATTCTTAAGATCGCAGCTGTACTTGTGAATGCTGGGAATTGAACTGTAAAAGTTCCTGCAGTCGCAGTTTTATCTCCACCGAAATCCAAAACACATACCGCAGTATTACTATTACTTGTGTTATAAATTAATGCACCACGTGCAGTTAATGTAACACCTGTAAATGATAAATTGGAATAGTTAGTAATTGCTGTATTTACTGAAAGGGAAGTTCCAGTATTTACTAAAGCTTTTCCACCAGAGGTATATCCAGATGAAGATACTTCTGATCCTGTTGTGAATGAAGTTGTAGATTTTCCTAATGTAGCTGTACTAGTGTACATTGCTAATTTAAAAATATTTCCACCATTACCCGATGTATCAAAATTATGATCTGCTTGCAGTAGTTCTTTTTTAAAAGAATTACAGATTGCATTTGTTGTTATAGCCATTTTTATTCTCCTTATTAATTTTTTAAGACTAAGGTGATGGGGAATCTATTTTAATTCTAGGTACTCCATCCATAAACTCGTCTCTTCGTCTTCTGCCCATTTGTTGTAAAGCAAAAGCTTGCACTTCTTCATTATACTTGTCTGTGTATAGTTTGTACATATCTAAGGGTCCTTTTAGATAAGAAAAAGCTTCTGATAATACACCATATAAAAGAATAGATTGCTGGTGTTGTGATAAATAAGTATTATTTGTAGAACTAAAATGAGGTGGATCTATATTGTAGTTAATTTGAACCTGGTAAGTGCTGTCTGGAATAGGTGCTACTACAGCTGTAAATTCATCCCACATAGCATAGGCTACAGGTACTCCAGTAGCTCCTGATTGATTATATTCTGTTATATATGTTTGGTCTCTTTTTTCTAAAAAATTTCTATTAGATCCTATAATAGTCTCCATACTTCTCATTAATACAAAGTCTGCAGGCATAGTAATATATCTTTGTCCTGATATAAAATTAGAAGTAGCGTATTTTCGTAAGTCATCATAATCTACTTTTCCAGCAACATTAGTTTCTACGTTAGTAAGAAACTGATCAATTAATGTGTCAGTTAGTACTGTACTACCTACTTCTGTATAGTCTCTAATTTGTGTTAAAAAATTTGAATAAGTTATAGCCATTATGATATTATTATTGTAACTGAGTTTTGATTAAGTATAAGCTGTCTTTGTCTATTTTGAAAGGCTCCGTTATCAGGGATCATTCCTGCTGCCGAAAACGCAAATTCACCTGGTAAAGTTAAATCAACCACTGCCATTCCTTCTCCACCAGAATCTGCCTCTACACCATTAATAACTTCTGGTTGTTGAAAATCTTGTGAACGAACATTAGCTAAAGCAATCGCATCTGCTTTATGATAAGGAGGATCTAATTGAGGATGCTTGGCTTCATATTCAGAAATATGTACCAACGAACCTTGCCATTCTTTTACCATTTCTTTGTATGGAAAAGCAGCTCCTGATCGGTCGGAGATAGATAATGATCGTTTTCCTCTTGCTTGATTTCCCATAGTTTAACCTGCTGGATAATAATTTTGAGGTGAAATATAAGAAGAAGTTCTTTGTCCGTCTTCTTCTAATGCTCTTAGCATTTCATCTTCATATAATTGTTTTAATAATTGAATTCTATCAGGTGCTATTTTTTGAGATAAATAATAAGCTAGTCCTGCACACATTGCAGGCATAAATCTGTACACAACATCTGTTGTATTAGTATATGCTCCAGCATCTTCAATTCTTCCAATGTAATAATATTTTACAAAAGTATAAGTAGAAGCATCGGGTGCTTGATATAAATAAATCTCTGGAGTAGTTTCTCTTGAAACATAATATTGTGAAGGCTGACCTGTAGCGCCTTTGTTAGGAAGAGCTGCGTAAGCAGATCTATCAATCTTTGTTAATGAAACATCTTGAGTAGTAGAAGTGGTATTAGAGGTTGTAGAAATATATGCTTCTAATACATCGTTACAATCTGTAGGAGTTGCGTATTGAAACACTCCAGCAGTTAATGCTTGTGTTTGTAATGTAACCTTCCAAAGATGAACTCCTCGGTTACCCCAATCAGAAAATAATAAATTTAAACTTCTTCTAGCAGATCTTAAATTATTACCAGAATTAGTTCTTGCTCCACAACGTTCATAGGCTTCTTCTATAACGTCATCTATAGTTAGATTAAATGATGTAGTTCCAGAAGTTGCCATGATTCATGACCTACTTCTTTTTTGGTTTTTTAGAATCTTTTTTTGAACCTACTTTACCAGTAAGTTTATAATTCTTTTTTCCGCCGCCCATTGGATAGACCATATTAAAATACTCCTTTAAAGTTAGTTCCTCTTATTGCAATCCCAACACCTCGTGTTCTTACTTCAGAACCCATAGATGCTTTCATCATTTTACCTTTTTTAGCTTTCGCTGTCTGCTCTCCAGTTGTAACATCTGATTTAGATTTTTTATCGTAATATTTAGCTGCTGCAGCTGGAAGAATACCTAAATTTTTAGCAAAACTTCTTGCTCCTTTAGATCTTTCTAATAAATCTGCTCCTACACCTAAAAGACCAAATCCTTTTGAAGCTTTAATCATTTTTTTCATATTAATTTAATCCTTTTACGATTGTACAATTTCTTAGATTGTACCACCTTAGACTTGTAACGTCTATCACTTAGCTTTTTTGCTACTGGATTTAATTTTTTTGCCATGGGTGCGTTTAATAGTCTTTTTATATTTACCACGCCATTCAGAACCTAAACCTGGTTCTAATTGTCTAGCCATTTGAGATCTTGATATTACCATGGTTTATATTCTACTTTACCGTCTTCGTTTCGTAAAGCCTTTAATGTTTGACTACGGTTATTGTCAGAATTCCAAGATACGTGAATCCAGCCACTATCAGGCTCTCCCTCTCTATAAAATTCAAGAATAAGTTGATCAAATTCTAAATTATCTCTAATCCATTCTGCTAATTCTTTGTTATCCACTCCCACCACTTCTATATCGGCGGCCTTGCCCTCGCTGTGCTGTGAGGTTGGTTTAGATCCAATAGCGATACATAATTCTGCTGATCTATAACCTGAAGATATAAGAACAGGGGAATCAAAATGAGATCTAATCGGTTGTAATACATTAACACATAATGCTTTTAAATTATCTATATGGGAAGGAGAAGGATTATTTGGTATTCCTTTACGCTCTGCTGTTTGTGATTTTACTAATTCACTTAATTGAAAGTTTGCTGAAAGTTTCATGCTTGATCTCCTTCTGATTTTATACAATCTGAAAACACACCTGTCACTAAAAGATTATTTTGTTCTGCTATTTTTTTCATTTCTTCTTTTTTAATAATAGATGCATCATTACAAGATTGTTTTGATTTGTAATAAATTTGTGGACTAGGTGTCATAGGAATACAAACCTCTTTTTCGTTTGGTGCAATGTGGCATAACATAACAATCATAATGTATGTTCCCATTATTTTATTTTTTCTTTTACATCTATATCATAAAACATACGATCAGTATCGTCTGTTTTCCAATCTTTATTCTCTACACTCCAATACGTAGTTTGTACTTTATAGTCTGGCTTATTGACTTCAGTAGTATAACTAGGAATATTCCAAAGGATCCTATTATTAGGCTGAGCAGCATAATTGCCGTTGCTAAGTTCCA